TTAGCTAGAAACTTTACAGACAAGACAGTGTTTGGGTGGTACAACCTACGAGAATACAATCGCAGTAACACAGACAACTCGTTTGAAGTAATACTTTGGAAAGCAGACGACAGCTTTGAGTTTAGATATGGAGGGCTAAACATTATTAATCACGACGTTCTTATTGGTGAACAAGGGGCATCTGACGAGTTATACACGTATTTATTTCATGATCACTGTGGTAAAGGAACAACGAATGTGACAGGAACTTGTGTAAATAGTACTTGGAATAATACTTCTTTTAATACATTATTAGAGAATGGTGGTAGTTTATACGGAGTCGGTTCTGGTAATGGATTAGACTGCAGTAACCCTTTAAACAATACTGCCTGTTCAGGATATGAAGCAGCTTATTTAACGCAACAGTGTGATTTAGATGGATTATATTCTACTCAGTGTCCTAATTATTGGGACGATTTATTCGACTCTGAATGTTCGTACGACTCGCAACATTCGCCTGCGTGTCCGGGATATATGGTCGAAACTTTTGAACAAGATACCTTTTATGAAGAAAGCATGTATGGTTATGACGACCATGAAGAAGACATGTATGGATATACGGACTCGTATTATGAAGAAGATTTCTTCTTTGAAGAAGAGTTTAGTTACTTTGCTGAGTCTTCGGGGATAGAAGAAGAATACCCTTTTGAAGAAGAGTATCATTTTGAAGAAGAACTTTTCTTTGAGGAAACTATTTGGATAGATTCAAGAGACGAACAAATAGACGGACCCGTTTTATCTCTTATGTACGAGGAAGAGCTTGTTTTTATAGAAACTATAGAAGAGCACATTGAACTTCCTTTTCTTCCAACTGTATATGATGCTATCCCTATTGAAGAAGAGTTGTTTTATGCAGAAACTGTTCCTTTAGAAGAACTATATTTTGCAGAAGAATTACTTTTTCATTTTGAACACGAACAACTTATTGAAGCTATAGAAGAAGAACCTACTGAATTTTTAGAATTTGAAACTATTGAAGAACTAGAGGAATGGATTGAGCAAGAAGAAACTGAAGAAATACTTGAAGAGCTTGCAGAACTTGCAGAATCATCTGACGCTGACATTAGAGACGTGGAGGATACGGAGATCGTTGAAGAAGAGAGCCAAGATAGAAATGAAGTTATCGAAGTTACTGTCGCAGAGAATGAAGAAAAGAGAGACAGCAAAAGAGCAGAACAGCTAAACGTAGTTGCAAATACAATACGAGCTGCAAGTAATAGTGTAAGCGGTACAACTTCTGGGACGTCTGTACATAGTACGGCCACTTCTGTAGCTGCAGGTAGTACTGGCGCTGTACAGTCTTCCACTGGGGGTGGAGTAAGCATGAGCAATTCTCCTAGTATCTCAGCTCAAGTTTCAAGTTCCGCGGCTCAAACCCAACAGATTCTTTCTATGGATGTAAGCACAAGTGCTAGCACTGTAGGTAATATAACTGCGGACAGTACAAGCGGGGCCCTGGCAAGTAATGAAACAAATGTTGACAGTACAAGCGGAGCTAATGTAAGTAATGACACAGATATGGGCAGTACATCTACGGTCGTCGCTAGTAATGAAAGTACAACAAATGACGTAATGAACACTACGGTACAGTCTTCTGG